TGAAGAATGAGATTGAAAACACTCCTCACTGACTCTTTCCCATATTGGGCTATCCGGGCTTTTACAGCCTTTTTTCTCACATCAGTCATTGATCTTATCTGCTGGAGTCTGTCTTTGAATGTGGTATTATAGTATTCCATCAATCCGCTGTAATCAATCTTTTCAGAGGGGGAGGGCGAAGAAAGCTTGGCTTTCTTTGATACTCCGTCAGGAGTATTTTCTTTCTTTTGATGTAGAGATATATCTATATACTCTCTTTCTTCTTTCTTTGTATTTGTGCCCTCTGTGTGCCCTGATTTTTGTAAAAGTTCGGATTGCGGTAGATTGCTGTTCATGGGCTGTGCCCCAAGTTGTGCCCTTAGTTGTGCCCATTCGTGTCTTAATTCATTGATTTCCTTTTCAATACCTGTGTCCTTACTTGTGCCCTTGGTTGTGCCCATTGGATTATATTCTTCATATTTACATAAGGTTATAAGGTTCATTCCTTGATTGCACTCAACAGTTATCATACCTTTCTTTCTAAGATGCACAAGAAAGGAACGCACCTTCTTTTCAGACCATTTCCAACGCTGTGACAGAAATCTTATGGATGCAGGATATTGACCTCTTGAATAAGAGATTTCTCGACCTCCGATACTCTCCTTTCGGGGCGTTGCCTCAAATCGTGCAGACTGAATTAAGTCTAACCACGCTTCGCAACTGCTAAAAGTACGGGCTTCATTCCACATTTCATTCGAGAAAAACCTGCGGCTTAGCCTCAAAAATCCTTCGTCCATAGTCTTAGAATCTCACGTTAGTTAATTGCCTTCCGTTAGAAAATACAGCCCACTTACCATTACCGCTATCAAACAATCGTAAATCCGACACCTCTCCGAAACGTTTGATGTTACCGCATAAATCCACAATCCATCCACATTCTTTAGAAGGATGCGGGCGGATGGCACGACCGACTATCTGATACCACATGGCAAGTGACATTGTAGGACGTGCCATAACGACCGTATCAAGTTCCGGATAGTCAAAGCCAGTCGTAAGTACACCCACATTAGCTACTACTGGAATTTCACCAGCTTTGAACGCCTCAAGAATATGTTCACGTTCTTTCTTAGGAGTATCACCTGAAACGATAGCGCAACCGGGTATTGACATCGTTAACCGTTCCGCTTCTTTCAAAAAACGGGTAAAGACCAAAATACCCTTCCGTTTTCCTCCGGCTTTGGGATTCATCAGCCTTTGGACGATATGAACGAGATAACCGTAGAAGCCTATCCGTTCATATTCTTTTTGAACTGACCTATCCGTATAGTCGGCACCAGTAGTATTTACTTTCAAGTTAAGTTCATTCCACCCTGAAGGATTCATTGAATAGTAATCCAACTTCGCCAAGTAGCCCATATCTAATAGGGTTGATACCTGTACATGATAAATGACCTCTGAAAAGACATGAGGTTTTGTCCGAGTGATAAATTTCAGCATGGAGCCGAAATCACGACTGGAGCTTAAACGGTATGGCGTTGCTGTCAGCCCAAGAACCTTACACTTCACTGCATCAAAAAAATCCTTGTACATTCCCTCTTTGGGGTTTACAAGATGACATTCATCCACAATGATGTTCTTGAAGTGGGTAAACAGTTCGGGATGATTCTTCACACTGCCGATGGTGGCAAATGTTATCCGGCTTATCTCCTTTGAGTTAAAGGATGCTGAATAGATACTGCAATCAAGAATACCGTATGAACAGAGTTTCTTGAAATTCTGTTCGAGTATTTCCTTCGAGGGCTGGAACACCAAGGTATGACCGTCAAGCCTTGCAGCTATATCCGCTATGATAAGCGACTTTCCGCTGCCCGTAGGTAACACCATAATAGCATTTGTTTTCTTCGCCTTGTTATTGAAGAAAGAAACGGCAGCATCAGAGGCTTTCTGTTGGTAATCTCGTAATACATAACTCATAGCCCTTTCTCCTTTCGTAACTTTTTATTAAGTGTTTTGTAATACTTGATTAGCTGTTCGTACTCAAAATCAGTCATTTTGGAAGTGCCGGCAGCTTTCACTTTCAGCAAGTCAAATTTCTGTTGACCGATTTTAGCAATTAGATTCACCCGATAGCCTTCCAAATGGTCGGCTTTGAACCTGTTGCAGTGCCGGCATTCGGCATGGCAATTATTCTCATCAAACCGTGTTGCCAAATGTGTACGACTGAAATAGTGCCCGCAGTCCGCTTGTGTAAACGGCTTTATCTGTCCACATGATATACATCGGAAGGAACCGTTTGGCATACAATCACGAAGCCGGATGAAAAGGGAAAACTCTTTGTCGAGCTTAGCTTTCAAATCCGGCTTCTTCTTTACTGTTATCCCTGCTTTATCAAACAGAGGTAAAGGCTTGTCTTTCTTCTTAGCCTTTCGTTTTATGTAGTACGGCATTTTCTATTTGTCCAATTGTTTCATCAAGTACCTTGTCTCTTGAACGACGGCTTGTTTGTCCCAGTCATATTCATTGTCTCCATAATGGAATGTGTCAAACCCGAATATCCACCAGTCATCACCTATTTCCGTATTATCGGTAATGAATTCCACATCATCCAATATGGGATTTCTTTTTCCGACATACTTGGAATTAATTTTCCTTTTGCTTCCGATAGATTCTTCACCGCTTATTGCCGGTTCTGAAAATGTGATACCTCCATGTACACTTATATCATCAATATCAAAATAAGACATTCCATGATATTTGTTCGCAGAGGGAACAGCCACATATCCGTTATGCGTTCCATGCTCTACCATAGTGGACTTAAACCATTCGTTTGATTTTATAAATGCTACTGCTTTATTTTCCATAGTTTTCTATTATTGGTTTACACAGTTCAACAACTTGTTTACAATCCTCCACATCAAACATTCCGATATGGCAAAGCTCACGTGGTATGCCCAGTTGATTGGATAGCCACAGGTAGGCTTTGTTTCTGTTTGAAGTGTTGGGGATATGTTTCTTCCAAATTTTATTGATAAGATTGGTCTTAGCTACCTGGTCGAAGTAGAAGTGGGCTTCTTTCTTGGCTTCCCTTAGTTCCGCGTTTGCCAAACGCCCTAACGCCTGGTCTGTACCCTTGTGTACTCCGACATAAGCCCTACAATCTCGGCAGAGGTAAATCATACCGTAGGAGCGTCCGTAGATTACAGAACTATCCACGTATTCAGTAGACCTACCGCAATAAGGGCAAATCTTACCAGTTAATAATTCATCCATAATTTTCCATTAAAAGCCCCGAAGCGTATTCTCCGGGGCACAACCATTATTTACTAACCCTTGCCATTTATGTGTGGCTCACATTTATGTGGAGAGCCCGGGCTCGAACCGGGACGAGTGGTGTTT